CCTTTAATCCCTTGTACTTTAACTTCCTTTTGTTCGTCAGTTACTTCGTGTCCTGCTAGTCTAGCTAAAAACAATACAACTTCTTCCAGGATATGACCATATAAAAACTTAATCTGTGTTGAAGCAGAGAAAGAATTTTTCTGATCTGTAGCTTTCATGTCGTACCACAACTGACGGTTGGGTTTACCTACGTTTGACATTCTCAAGGTAGGTTTGTTAACAGGATGTTCTCCTGACCAACCAAGTAATGCTTGTTTCATTGCTTCACCGAAAGCTGTAGCTGTTTCTTCTGAAACTCCTAATGATTGTCCTTCTGTAAGTGTGTCAAGTTTGTCGTATATATCTTGTACGAGTGTGTCTAATGTTTTTTTCTTCATTCTGTATGCTCCGCAAATCTTAGTTCTCTATTGTCAGGATTAAAAAGTAAAAACTGTACTCCTAATTTTATTTGGAGTCCTGTCCTACCTGCTTTAAACTGAACTTTGTTTCCTGTTTTACATCTATGATCAGGCTGTGATGTTTTTACATCTATCAATGTAACGTCACCTTGTTTGGTCATAGCTATCATATCTATTGGACCAGTGCAGCCTGAGTTTTGAAAAACTTCATAGCCTTGATCCCATAACCAGGTGACTGCATAATATTCAGCAAGGTCACCTTTTCTATTTGAATTGTTCTTTGGAATACCTGTTTCATCTTCTTTTAACCACTCACTCAAATCTTCTTCTGTTAATTCAAACTCTTCACCCAAACTAAGTTGCATTGATTTATCTCTAATGAGTTTCACTCCAGTCTTCTCCTGTTTTATATTCGGCATCTAATGGACAGTGCATTTTGTAATGATCACCAGCATCTTTAATGGCTTGCACTGCTAGTTGCCCGAATTGTTCTGTGTGTTCTGTCTTAACTTCCACTTGCCATTCGTCATGGATGTTAGCAACAAATTTATAATCTAATCCTTCGTCTTTAGCGTTAGCATCTAACATAACTAAAGCTCTCTTCATTACTATGGCTCCGCCACCTTGTAATAAACTATTCAAAGAAGAGTGTACGTTTCTTATATGTATTCGTCTTCCGTCAATTCCTTTTAAGTATCCTTTCGTTGCTGCTTTTGTAACTCTATCTCGAAGAGCCTTAAATGTTGGTTGATTAGCAAAGAAGCGTTCTCTAATGCTTCTGCCAGCCTTCTCGCTTCCGCCAACCAATTGTCCAAGTTTTTTATTTCCTGCTCCGTACAAGAGTGCATAGATGAAAGTCTTTGCCTGATTTCTTGATTTAAGTCCAGCAATTTTTTGATTGCGGGAGTGTATGTCTCCATATATAATTTCATTTGTAAATTCCTTATCTTTCATATAGTGTGCAAGCATTCTTAATTCCAAACCGCTTGCATCAATGCCTACAAGTTTGTATCCTTTTTGTACAGTCCAACATTCTCTGCATTCTGTTCCGTAAGGACTCTTAACGGAAGGTACTTGAGCCATGTTAGGCGCTCTATGACTCATACGACCTGTGATTGTACCATTAGGTATAACAAACCCATGTACTCTACTGTCATCTTCAACTGCATTAATCCAGGATTCGATCTGTGCTATCCTCTTTTGCAGCAATAGAAACTCAGCAATTAACTGAGCTTCTGGAATATCTTTTATGCGACCTAAGATTTTCTCGTCAACTACTGGTTGTCCTGTTGGTGTAAATCTGTATGGTTTCCAACCAAAGTCTTGTAAGTATTCGCCTATTTGTTTCCTTGAACCTAAGTTAAAAGGTTCTTCGTGTTCTCTTATAATCTTTTCTGTGCCTTCAGCAAACTCTATTTGTTCGTCTAAAGTTAGATGTACTTTCTTTCTTGTATCTAAGTTAAGTCCAAGCTTAGAAAGCGCACCAGTCTTTGTGTGCTGTGGTACTATCTCTTCTCGCATTATCTTAGGCTTGAAGGTTTCGTGTACTTCGTTCTCAACCTCTGACATTCTTTTGTAAAGACTTGCCAAAAGTTTCTCAGCTTTTGTTTGGTTAAATTTAAAACCATCTTGTTCTTGTGTCTTCATTATAGAAGCTATAGAGTGTTCTAAATTAACAGACTCCATTGAGAAACCTTTGGCTTCCTTTTTAAGGACATCAAGTACAAGTTTATTTACTTGAACATCTCTGACACAGTAATCTAACATCTCTTTAGAATACTTACTGTAATCATCGAAGTCTATCTTAGGAAGATTAATATCAGGATGATAGCCCCACATATTTAGACTATGGCCACCTTCTCTAACTGGATTAAACAACCTAGATAACACAAGAGTATCAACTAATTTCTTAGATGTTAGATCAACACCAAGTAATTTCTTTATGTAAGGTATGTCAAAACCTATGATGTTATGCCCGATTAAAGTATCTGCTTTTTGAAGTAACTCAAGACCTGACTCCAGTTGGTGAGGAGCAAATTTATAAATCTGACCAGAGTCAGAATCTTGAGCGACAATACACCAAACTTTGGTAGCTTTGATGTCATCTGTTTCTATGTCAAATACTAAACTAAGCATATTCATTGAACTCTAAATCGTTGTTATCATCTTCGTAATCTTCAGAAGGTATTTCATTTAACCTTCCTGTTTCTCTATCATATAGTAATCTACTAGCTAGACCTACATCACCAGTGTATCTGGATTTTAATACTCTCAAGAGCGTAGTGTTTGATTCGTCTGGATCGTCTGCTTGTTGGTTGCGTTCCAATCCTATGACACAATCACTGAGTTGCGCTATACTTTGAGAACCTCTCAAGTGACTCAGGTTCACTTGTATTCCGTTCTCGTGTCCTTTGTTACCATCTACTCGTCTAAGGTGTGACACCAGTATAAGACCTGCTCCTGTTTCTTCACAAATAGATCTGAGCTTAGTCATTATAGCATCGATAGCTCTGCGTTCATCACCATCTATTGTGGCTGACACTAACATATGTAAGTGATCTACGATTACCCACTTACATCCACAACCTACGATCATGTATCTAAGTTTAGAAAAGATCTCTTCGATAGAGTTAGTACCAAAGTGCGCATGAATCCATACACGATTCTCATTCTCTCCGTTATAGAGTATGTCAAAGTATTTATCAATCTCTTCTTGTGAGAATTTTTCTAATTCCTGGTCTATATATAATCTAGCGTTAGCCTCAATAGATAGAATACCACTGATTGTTCTGTTAGGATCTTCCTCTAATGCAATGATACCTACGTTATCGTCTGTTTCTTTTATGAGCCAGTGTTCTAACTCACGAGTTACGCTTGACTTTCCTAGTCCTGTACCACCTGTAAAGGTTACTAATTCTCCTTGCCTCAAGCCATAGAGTTTCTTGTTCAGTCCTTCATAAGGATAAGGAACACTAGGTTTCTTTTCTCTGTTCATGAACTTCATCTTGTACTCTGAGACATTGATAACACCAGAAGGTGTGTATGTCTTAGACTCCCACCAGGATTGGTTGAATGCAGTCTTAGCACCAGCCATAAGCATATCATTAGCGTCTTTGAATCCGTTAGGTATACGCATGATCTTAGCCTTACTTGGTGTAAGAACTCTAGCAACTTTCTTTGCAGCTTCTTGACCTACCTTGTCTCTGTCGAAACAGATTACAACATTGTCAAAACTCTCAACAAACTCTAGGCTATTCTTTATATCACGTACTGCTCCTTGTGCGCCAGTTTTTATACTAACCACAGGCCATTTAGAGCCTAGCATTTCATATGCAGCTAGAGCATCGTATTCTCCTTCGACTATAGTAAGATACTTACCACCGCCTTTGAACAATTGCTCTCCGAATAATCCGCTTTCTCTTAATTCACCTGTGGCTTTAAACTTTTTAGAAACACCATTAGCTGTTTCATATTTAACCTTAGTAGCTACCAGTTTGTTATCAGCATAGTATGGAAAGACTTGTTCTATTACTTTACCAATACTATTAATGACAACCTTAACTCCATACTTTCTAGCAGTCTTCTCAGAAAGATTACGATGCTCAA